CCCCGAAGCCTCTCCTAAAACCAATTCCGGGACTCCTATATCTTTTATCGCATCTTTCTTCCATGCTATTCTCCAGTCTAATGGGTTCAGCGTCGCAAATTGGGGTATCTTCAAGGATTCTGCCCCTACCACCTTATCCGGGATGAACATCGGCTCTCCTCCGTCCAATGCTTTTTTTACTTCTGCTTTGAAATTTGTTATTTTTGTCCTGTTGTCTGTGTTCATTTTAAACATCAATAAAGGCACTACGAATCTATGGAAAACTACAGTCATGTCTTCATCTAATTGTTGAATTTTATCTAACATATCCTCCATACTCTCATAAACACTTATCCCATGAATCTCGTCTGCCTCTCTGTCGTTTACTAAGTGGAACATTTTCTCCTTTTCTATCTCTTGCATCACTTTTTTTCTATCCATCGACAGAAGTTCGTATCTTTTGATTATGCCATTCTCCCCTGTTATTATTCCTACTCTCCCCGGATTCAATGGTTTCAGATTTATTAATTTTCCAGACTTATCTTTGATTATTTCTGCGAAAGAATCTCCGTTAATTTTCTTTACTCTTATTTGATTCTCCATTATTGAATTGAAAGAATCTTTTCCAAACCCTCTTATTTTCATTAATTTGTTTTTTGTCTTTTCGTCTGCCTTAAATCCTTTTCCTACAGTCCACATTGCAAACTTATCTATTGGGGCCTTAGTTCCTCCTCGATTGGTCCTATAATAGCCATTATATTTTTTCCATTTTGGCGACGTCCATCCTGTTTCTTCTGATGTTGGTCCGTCGGTATCTTGGTTTGGCTTCTCTAATAAGCTCAATGTCTGACTCAATGTCTCCGTTGTTGTTGATGCTATATCCATTGCCATTTTATATTGTGTAATCTACCCTTGCCGATTCTATTGCATCCTCAGTTGCTCCGTTTAGTAAGCTGGTTACTATGAAATAAGAATATTTATTATTGTCTACTAATCCTTCTATTATTGTTTTATCTGATGAATTTATATTTGCTGTCGCCATTGTTGTTGCTCCTGTTCCGTCGTTATTATGCCTCGTTAATGTCCATGTTTCTACTGCATCCGTTATCCCACTTACAAATGCCTTTATTATTGAAGCTCCGTTAGGTATTCCCATAATTGTTACTCTCAAACTTTGATTACTAAAACAAATATAATTCCCTCCACTATCTTGATAATCTTCTCCTGAATTAGTGCCGTTAAATGAAATCCCTGGACAGCTCCAAAATGATGATTCCTTTTTTCTTGAGCCTATCCCTTCGTCGCTTGCTCTACTTGTGTCAAACATATTGTTTTCTACTCCTGGGAATTTTAGAACCATTATACTGACATGAAGTCCTGTACAGAACTATCCTCCAGTAGTCTATGAATTTGTCCCATTCTAAAAACATGAATGTTAATCATATCCTCTGCTTCTACCCTTGATGTATATCCGGCCATATCATATGCTATTAGTGCTACTCCTGCGTATCTTGCAGCCCATTCTGTAATTATAACTTTTGTCGTTGCATTTAGTGCGGAAAATGCTACTGTTGTTAATTCGAATTTTAAGAGGTTTGATAAATATGCTTCTGCTTGGTCTTGTAGTGCCGTATGATTTGCTTCGACATCTCCGGTAGCATTAACATTTGCTCCTGCCATAAACTGCATTTCCGCCACAGTTACTATATTTGCTATGTAGGCCATACTTTTCCTAGATTATGTAAATATTTAAACTTTTGTCTTGTGAGCAATGGGCCGCTCTTGCCAATCCGTCCGCAATATGCTTATAACTTCCATGTATATACGGGGTTTCTTTTCCGCTGATATATTCGTATTGGATAGATTTTAGTGATGCGAAAATATCATCTCCCTTCAATAAACTTATTTTTCCTTGTTCCATAAGCACCTTCAAATTATGGTATAAATCCCATGGTGTTACTTTTTCTTTCTTCTTTTCTTCTGCGTCCAGAGGTCTTGCCCAGTGCCCTATTGCAACTGTTTTTCTTTTTGTCCTGTCATCTGTTATCAGTTGATCAAAAACTCCTGTTCCTACTCCATAAGCATCTACGAATATTTGTTTAAGATCGTATTTCTCTTCTAGTTGCCAAATTAAATCCGTCGTCGCTGTTGTTAATGTTTTCTTTGTCACTATGTGCTCTACATGAATCACTTCGTCCCTATCTGTTCTGTCCATAATCTCGAAAGTGCTTTCATCTTCTCCTAATCTTGCAACATCCACTCCTAAGAAATAATCCTTATATCCCTTCATTGCCTGCTGTCTCTCTTCTAGTTTCTGACATTCTATTATTAATTCATCTGAAAACAACTGTTTCATATCTTCCATGAAGAGGCCCTGGTATTCCTGCCCGTATTGGAGCATCGTCATATCCTTTTTATCTTCCTCCAGAATCTTCATTGCTCCTAATCTCTGCTCTTCTGTCCAGCTCTCACTTATCGGTCTATCCCTGATTACATCTTCCGTATTTTTGTAGAAAAACTTGAACCTTGCTTTTGGGTCTTTTTTAATCATCGCTTCTTCAAATCGTTTCCAGAAATAACCCTGCTTCCCATGTGGCGTTGAGCACATCCATATCTCCCCGGCTTGCGTTAGTAATATCGGTAGGGCCGCTATCCAGAAAAGTTTTGGCATACGGCTTGCCTCATCCACTACTAAAACCCCTCCTTCGAAGCCTCTTGTCGCGTCCCCTGTGCTCCCAACTGGTCTAGAAATCATCCTTACTGTTTCTACATTCTTCCCTTTTCCCCATACTAAGGTGAGTGTCTTCATTGTTGGCTTATACTTGCCTTTCCCTATAAGTTCCGGATAAGCCTCTTTTGCATAATTCAGAGCGAAGGCGATTATTAGCATTGCTTGGTCTTCTGTTAATGAGACTACTATGATGTCCTTCTTATTCTCCTTCATGTGGTCTATAGATTTTCTTGATAGAATATACGTCTTGCCTACTCTTCTTCCCGTACAGAGCCCCATATCCCCCTTATGCGCCAGCACCTCCTCCTGCCATGGATCTAGATTCATCTTTACCATATCGGCTCTTCCATCTCGTCGATTGTAATGGTCGTTGCTTCCATTAACTCACTCTCCCCTTTTCTTGCGTAAATCTCATAAATCATTTTATCATCTAGCCCTAGAGCCGTAAAGACTGAATCAATCAAGAATTTTAATCTGTTGTCCAAATCCGCCTTTCTTTCTTCTCCATTCTTATAATTCCAATTTTCTACGAATATTATCCCTATTGTTAGTTTCTTGTCTTGTAATTCTTTTAAGTGGACTGGCCATACCGATTGAGTCACATCTTGAATTATCCTAGTTCTCAAATTAAGCGCCTCTCTCTTTAGGAATTTCCCCCCTCTAGTTGTTCGGTACATCGAATTAACAGAGAAGTTTGTTTTGTATGGCAGATTAATTTCCATAATATCCCTCCGGGTAGCTTACTATTTCTTTCATTGGGTCGCCGCCGCCGATTTTATCTGCCTCCAGCTCCTCAATGCGCCGATTCGCTTCTTCTAGCCTTCCTGCGAGCCTTTCTAGCTTGTGGCTTAGTAAGTTGCCCGGATAATCGCTGTCATTAAGCTCTGCCGCTCTAAATCTAATGCCAAAAGCCAGGCAGTCACTCATACTAAAGTTCAGGTTTATTGCTGACTGCTTCATTTCGCTTTCAATACTACAGTTTACGTTGCTTTTTACCATTGTTTTTTTCTATGCGTGCGTGCGCATGATTTCTTTTCTCATTTGAAACGATTCTTTTAATTTCTTCTATCCTTGCCTCTCCGAGTGCCTTTCCATAGTCGTATTCAGCCCAGCCTGGCCTATAACGACCGGAGTTCTTTTGGCGATATTTGCTCAGCCTCTCTAGTAGTGTTTTTTTCAATACTCTCTCTCATTAACTTGCATTGTTTTTCTCTCCTTGTTAATTCTCTCTTTTCTTCCTTAATTTTGAACAATGTTGTTTGTTTCATAAAACTCCTCCATAAACTAACAGTATTCCGATAATATTTCCTATTGCTGCCCATGTCATAATCATAGCATCCATTAATCCTTCGTCTTCCATATAGAAGCTAGCCCCCCTGCCTATTTAAGAGGTCGTTTTAATTAGCCAGGGACGAAAATATAAAATATTATAAAAAATGTTTGCGCAAGGCCTATTACTACTTTTTTACTTACTTTTTAGAATCGCTTTTTTTTTGTTTTGGTTTTATTTGTTGTTTACTCTTTTTCTTATTTCTATTTCTATTTGTTGTTCACTCTTTTTCTTATTTCTATTTCTATTTGTTGTTTACTCTTTTTCTTATTTCTATTTCTATTTGTTGTTTTCTCTTTTT